GATGCTCCTGTGAAAGTCCTAAGTCATGGTGATTTACTAGGTTCAGGTATGAGTTTTGTAGGCGAAAAGCCTAACTTTATGTTTACTACTGACGACCATCACGGGGCAATCGAGTCAATTTTGAGAGAGCATATTAACACACGACCTTCAGCAAAGGAGCAACCTACTGAAAGACATAAGGCTGATAGAAAGTTTGCTGGAGTTTTTAGAGAAAAGTACGGTAAGAGTCTATCTCAGTTAGAGCCTTTATTCAGACCTAATCAACAAAATCAACTTCAGTTACATGGTTTAAGTCGGGTAAAACTAAGTCATCGTGATGGTAACTATGGTAAAAAAATGAACGCTATTGGTAGTCTTAAAGGGCATATGAATGAACCCATTAATAATGCTAAAAGCGCAGTTCACGACCTTTTTGTGTTCGACCCAACAATAGCACAAACAATGGATAAGGTTGTAGCACCATCTACTACAGTTAGAACTGCCAATTTTGGTATGTTCCCAATTCATTCAGCAACCAGTGGTAATGGAGTTTCAGTTCAAGATATGTTTGCGTCAGGTGCTATGGATAGTGGATATTTGTTAGAGCCATCAGTTGGCGCTGAGTTCCCCGGTAACAAAACAATCATGGTTGGGAATAATACTCAACCTGAATATCTACACAGTATTAGCGAATCATTGATGACTTCTGTGCATGGTCAAGAACCTGTAAAACAAGTATTATCATCAGGCTATCAAGTTCCTGTTGCTACTACAAATATGAATAGACCCAACATTCTCGGTCTGCCTCCAAATATTGAACCGGGTTACATTTCAACAAGCGACCCATCTGAAACACTAATGGTTTTGATGAACCCTGATGCTTTGTTAAAGGCTGATAAATCACGCCCTCCACCTATTTTACCGATGCATCGTATCTTTAGTTTGAAAGATTTTGAAGCGTTAAGAGGATTCAGCGGTGACTGGGTTGTATCTGCGTTCTATGATGGAAAGCGTATGATAATTATGAGAAAGGGTAGTCGCTTTACTGCTTATGATGAAAATAACGATGCTGTTCCATTAAGTGGAGAAGATAAGAAAAGTCTGAAAGCCTTAACTGAAAAGAACTACATCGTAGATGCTGTTAGAATGAAAGACTGCATACACATCATAGATTTGATTGACTATGATGATACAAATGTTTCAGACATGACAGTTAGAGAAAGGCTCAAGATTCTAAGAGGGCAGTTCGATAGTCACGAACATATCTTAGTACCTGCTCCACATGATACACGAATCACAGAAGATGGTGGTTTGGAATCTACAGTAGAAAATCTACAAGAAGAGCATAAGCAACTATTACTCCGTGATGCTAAATCGACATATATGCGTGGTGAGCGTAGACACCCTAAGTGGTTTTTACTTCGTAAAAATAAGAATGTCAGTTTCATTATCTTAGATGTAAGAGGTAAAAGTCCATACACCTATCGTTTAGGAGCAGGGCCACTTGACTCCGAAGGATTTGGTAATAGAGGAGTTGATTACGAAGGTAAGCAGTATCTTGATGTTGGTACTATCAAAAGCCCTAAGCCATTCAAAGAAGGAGACACTGTATCAATATCTGTATCAGGTGTTAAAAAGCGGAAGCGAAATGATAAAACAATCTATGATGTAACTTCTTCAAAGATAGTAGGAGAGGCTGATTCTGAAAGTCCAGCAAGTCTTGAAACATTATCTCTTTTGGCTAAATCTCATCCTATTATCCATGTTCCTTACGATATAACCCTCAAAGAAAACCAAATATCCATCGTTTTTGATGGGTTAGACGAGGTAATTTACAAGTCAGAATCCAGTCATACTGGAAATTGGGCGCACTCTCCACAGTCAGTTATGGGCGCTTTAGCCCAGTCTGATTACTCTCTACAACTAGCAGAAAGCGTTAGACCGCTATGGAATCAGGCTGTTTCATTGATGATGAAAGGTATCAATAAAAAAGAAGAAAGCATAGTTGAAGAAATTATTCCTGAGAAGGACTACCATTCAATGCATTCAAAAAAAGATAGAAAGGAGAGTGAGAAAAACTCTGCTGGTATCATTGATGCTGATGATGAAATGAATATCATCAAGCCGAATATGAAGAAAATGCTCAAAACAATTACTCGTATTAATGACCTTACAGAGCGAATTGATACTATACAAAAAGAAAAAATGTCAGGTAGAGTAGGTGCTCAAGGATTAGGTATTAATGTTGGAGACGGTACTGAATCTCCTAGAGGGCCAACTTCACTGACAAGTGAAGAAAGTCTGCCTGATTGGGATATGATAGAGCGACCTACAGAGGATTCCGAAGAAGAATACGACCATTTGCGTAACAAACGCAAAAAGAGGAAAAAGGGCAAGCAGCACAGCGATTTCAATAAGTATGGTGAAGAAGAGTGATGCCGCTTTATTCATATAGGTAAACAAACAGAGAGTGAATTAGTGTGTTGCGAAGTCAGCGGAGGAATGGTATCGAACTCCTCAAGGGGGTCAATGACCTCATTGTGGCAGGGTATGCTTCAGTTGAACTCGTAGACAAACAAGGGGATTTAATCACAAGGTCAGCATTGAAAGACGCTTTCAAGAAGTTTATGTCCGACCCAAAATACAGAAATGTCCAACTAGCACATTCAAACATACAAGTAGGAGAAGTAATTTCAAATTATACAGATAATCAAGGGAGGTTGTGGAAAAGCGAAGTAGACGATGCTGGAATGTTTGTTGTAGTACAATTAAGAAACGACATTGAGAAGGCACGAGAAGTAGCAAGCGAAATCCGAAAAGGAAACCTAACGGGATTCAGCATCGGAGGACAGGCATTCAAGCGAGTAAACAAAAGCGATAAATCCCACGGCTCATATCAAGAAATATCAAAACTAGAATTACACGAAATCACAATATGCGAAAAAGGAATTAACCCCGAAGCCACATTCAACATACTAAAAGAAGATAAAAACAAGGTGAACAAAATGACTGATGAAGTAATGGAACAAATGAACGATGTACTAACACGACTAGAAGGCAGACTTGACTCTATGGAGAAAGGAGAACTACCTCAAGCATTAAAAGACGCTCAAAAGAAGAAGAAAGAAGAATCTTCTGACGATGAGAAAGACGAGAAAATGAAGGCGAAGTACATGGATAAAGACGAGAAGAAAGATGAAGAGAAAGACGACAAGAAAGATGACAAGATGAAATCTGAGTTTTCAGATGTTATCACTTCTGAATACCTAGATTGGATGGAGAACACTTTGAAATCCGCTGGTGTAGATACTGGTGCTGCTCGCTCTCACTTTGATGGAGTCGCAAAAGCAAACCTCGGTTCTACTCCTGAAGCAATTGGCGATGGCGCTGATTACTTTGCTGGACAAGTTAAGGGTCGTGCTCAAGAAGGAGGCAACCCATCTACTAACGCTATCAAGCGTGCTGGACTAAGTGGCGGTGGCAGTCTTGAAAAGTCTGCCTTTGTCACAGGTCACAACATTGATTCTCACCGCATTGAAGAAGCATATGGCGTATTCAAAGCAGCAAAGCAAGAAGAAGAGTTCCGCAAGTCTCTTGAAGCAAACTTTGAAGGTCGCTTCGCACAAGAATCTCAAGCAGAAATCGCAAAGGCTCAGGCTGCAAACTTTGACGCTCGTGCTCCTCTTGACGAGGTAATGAAGGCTCTAGGAGCACTCAACGAGAGAATCGACACTCTATCTAATGGCGGAGGCGAATTAATCGCTAAGTCTGCTTCACCAACTATTGATGTACCAAGCACACAAGACTTGGCTAACATGACTTGGGAAGAAGTTCACCAATTGGCTGGAGGGCTATACCGAGGCGAATAAGGCTCACAAAATAAAAAAAATAGGAGATGAAAAATATGGCACGAAATTATGTACGCACAGTAACAGACATGGAAAGATACTACTACGGAGCAGGTAACTCAATGGGTTACACTTACACTGGTAGTGAACTTCTCAAAGCAGACGCACCAATGCTAAGCACCACCGCTGGAACATACCAAGCAATCTATGGTCGCAAAGTTTGGTCACAGTTGAACCAAGAGTTCAACGCATTTTCAATTCTACCAAAGAAGCCGTGGGAGCGCAGTGGATGGAGAGTCATCACTGAGAAGCCTAACAGCGGAGCAGTACACGGTGGAATCGCAGAAAACGGTACACTACCTGAAACTGTTAAGCCTACTTTCCAACATGTAGCAGCAAAGCCAAAGACAATCGCTCACTCTTTCGATGTAAGCGAAGTTGCAGTATTCCTTGCTGACAAGGATGACGGCCTTGGCGACATGCGCTCAGTTCTCAAAGAAGAAATGGGTAAGCACCACGCTGAAATGGTAAACAAGATGCTCTTGACTGACTGTTCTACAGCAGCAGGTAACAACTTTGAATCACTTGACAGAATCACCGCTGCTGAAGCAAGCAACGGAGCAGGTTCAGCAACTACCTTGAAAACCACATCCAGCAACAACCACGCTGATGACGGTGACCTTGACATTTACAGCATTGACCGCAGAGACAATGCTTGGGCTAGTGCAGAAGTAAACTGTGCAGCAGATACTACAGCAAGTAACAAGCGTGTTCTATCATTAGACCACCTTGACACAATCTTCCAGCAAGTTTGGGAGCGTGGTGGTAATCCAAAGGTTATCCTAACTGGATATGACACTCTAATGAGACTACAGCAATTGCTACAGGCTCAGCAAAGGTTCATGGAAGAGAAGAGAGTTACTCCAACCTACAACGGTGTTAAGGGTGTACCCGGTATCGAAGCAGGTTTCATTGTAGCAACCTACAATGGTGTACCTATCATTCCATCCAAGGATGTTGTAAAGACAGATGGCCTAAGCAGAATGTACCTCTTAGACACTGACTACATGTACTTTAGCACAGCAATCCCTACTCAATACTTTGAGTCCGGTATCGAAACTGGCGACCCATTCGCTATCAACAGACTAGGACAGGAAGGACTTTACCGCACAATGGGTGAAGTTTGGACTACTTTCTTCGGAGCACAGGCAAGCATCCGTGACTTGAAGTGAGGATAATAAAAAAAAATATAGGAGATGAAAAAATATGGCAGTAACTTTTGAAAGAACAACAGGCAGTGGTGGAGTAATGACCGTCAAGACTGAACTAGACCTTTACGCAGGTAGCCCGAATGACAGTACAGCATGGCTCGATGGTGGAGCAGCGGCTGACTCTTATCCGGGTGCTCTTGCTGGATTCCAAGCAAAGAACACTAACACTACAAATGCAGTTGCTGGATTGAAACTCATTGTTGGAGAATGCACTTTGGTTCAAAATGCAAATGTATTCACAGTTGGAGGAGATGCAAGTATTGTTCAATCCGTTATCATTGGTGGTAGCGGTGCGGCTGGTAAGTCTTTGACAGCAGTAGCAAGCGGTGGTACAATCACATTTACCGCAGAAGCAACCATTGATACTACAGTTGGATTCATGGCTATCGTGGCTTGAGGTGAACCTCATGCCTACAGTAACCTACATGGGGCGTTCTTGGACTACAAGAAATATAGACGCTTCTTATCCCGACTTTGTAAGGGGTAGACCCATTGAAGTCACAACAGCGTGGCTTGATAAGTGGGGGCATAGACTTAGTGACGATTTTATCGTAGAAGGCTATGAATCTGTAGAGTCAGGTAGTGATGATATTCCTGATGCTGGATGGAGTCGTGCTGATATAGCAGCATGGCTCGCAAAGTATGATATTAAGCCAAAAGGCTATGCAACTAAAACTACTCTCCTACAACTTGTCGAGACTGTTATGAGTCCTGACGGTGCTGAGGAGACAGAAGCACTTATAGAAGAGAGTGCAGAAGAAGAAACAACTGGAGATGAATAAATATGGCAGTAACAATTGACCCAAGACCGACTTACATGGGAGACAGAATGATTATAACAGGCTCATTTGATGCAGGTGAAACATCTATTACATTAGGTGATATGCTGGCTGAAATTGATGCAATAATTGTAAACTTTAGCGCAGCACAAGTATTGAAGCACCAAGATGTAGATATTACAGGTGGCTCTTCATACGCAGCAGTTGTAGGTGCATCAGAGGACATAGCAACCTTTGATGGTACTACAATTACTATTGAGCCGCCGCTAACAGGTCAAACCACTAATGCTGGTACTTTCTTTGTAATTGGCAGACGCTCTTGAGGTGGCTGTAATTGGCAAAGACCGTGACAATCCTTGGCCCTTATCCGCCAAAGGATTTCAATGATGATACAGCAAGGACTGCTATAGCGACTGCAATCAGCACCGCTATTGCTTCTAACACATGTGTATCTTGCGACCCGCATCATATTCTTGGCAACATTTACATATTTGTCACCACCAGTTGAGCGTGAGGAGTATGTATGTCACTGAAAGAGCAATCAATTGACCTAACGGATATTGAGCGTTTTCAAAAGCAAGGCATTCGTTCTGACGCACAAACTCTACTTGGTAAAGTCATTGATGAGGAAAACCCGCTAAAGGGTGTAACTCAAACACAGCGTAAGCGTAATCTTGAGGCCAGTGATGTTCTAAACATTGGCTCAGGCACTCGCTGCCAACACTGTGGTATGCTTCATTTCCTATGGCGAGAAAACTGCGGTAGTTGCAGTAAACCTATGGAATACAACCTTGCTTCTGTTGATGAGGAGGCAAGAGCATGACCCGTTGTAAACTCCTTGATGAATGGTTTGATGCTAAATCAAAGCAGGTTGATAAAACCGAGGCTAAAACCAAGAAGTGTTTTGTAACGGGGGATAAGAAATGCCAATAATTTTTAATCCCGGTGAGGCTGAAACACGACCACTTGACCCTACGGCAATTGTCTATACTACTGCACAGAAAGTTGCTGATTTCCTCTCAATTGGCCCTCAAGATGCGGTACTTGTTAGCGCAGATAGCACTACTAATACCGTTTTCGTCACTGGTGCTGATTACAGGACTGTGGGATTTCAAAAAGATGACACTATACTCATTTACTCCGATGCTGACCCACTAGGTATTGAGAGAGTAATTACAACCATAAGCACAAGTGCAAATGGGGTTGAACTTAATTTTGATACTACAATCACCGCTTCTGATTATCAGGCTGCTGACAATACCTATGTTCAAAACACAGCATCGTTTACCAATGGTAAAACTCGTGGTATGAAAAGGTCAGTTGTAGAGGCTCGTATCAAAGAGGCTCAGGATAAAATTGACAATCTTACACACAACGCTTGGCGACCATATCTTGTGAGTGCCGAGTACATTAACTTCGATACATACAAGCCATACAGGAGAAGATACTATACAGATTATGTCGGTACTGCTCCTCTACTGTTTAGAAATGTGCAACAGATTCTTCGTCTTGAATTATGGCAGGGAGACGACTATCGAGAAATCTGTAGTGCTGAGGCTCGTATTCACATACCTGACGATGTAAGAGCACTTTCAGGCTCTATCATCATGTCTACAGGTAACGGCTCGGCTGCTACATTGACTATCGGCACTGGTACTAATCAATGGCGTGCTGACTTTGACCCTGCTACAACTGCACAAAATCTTGCTGACCTTATCAATAAAGAGGACAGAGTAAATAAAGCAGCAGTGGAGTTTTCACCAGCATACAAATTAGAAGGTTCTTCAAGCAACATCAATGTCGATAATGAGTTCCTCGCTACAGCAAATGCTGATTACGGTACTGGTAAAAT